AGAGATTTACTTAAATTTTTTCCAAAAAATACACCAGAAAGATTTTTTTCCAATAAAGGAACTATTATTTATCGTAATAAAGAAGGAGATATATCTAAATATATTGCCAGATGTACTACGTCCAATTTTTTACCAAAAAACGATTTAGTGAAAGATTATGTTACTTTTCCTGTTTATATGTCTCATATATCAAATGGTAACACGTTTGTTGGATTATGTGGTTCACCAGTAATGATTAGTGGAGCATCACCATTCATTGGTGGTATACATATTGCTGGAATAACTAACACCCCACAAGGAATTATACAACGCATATCACAAGATCAATTAATACATGTTATGAATGTTCTTAAAACAAGGAGTGTGATAAACCCATTGACGACTCTTGAAGAAATTCAATTACAATCACATGACATTAAACTATCATATGAACCTTCATATAAGAGTCCATTGAATTTTTTAGATGATGATGTTAATACTTTGAATTATTATGGTACACATGATAAACAATTACGTGAGTTTCGTTCTAGTGTTATACCAAGTAAAATAGCATCTAGTGTATTTAAACATTTTAACATAGAAAAAACACATGGACCACCAAAGAATATGAATTCATATAAACCATGGCGAACACAATTATTGTCTTTAACAAATCTCAAAAATTTACATGTTGACTATTTAGCTAAGGCTTATGAAGATTTCCACATTAAAATATTTTCTGAATTAAATAAAGAAAAGAATCTTATATGGAAGGAAAAATTACATCCTTTAGATAATGACACGATAGTTGCAGGAAATGATGGTGTATATGGAATAGACAGCATTAATCTTAAAACTAGTACTGGATGGCCGACATGCACACTTAAAAGTAAATTCATTAAACCATCTACTAGAAAAGTAGAAGGTATTAGTGTCCCTTTAGATGTTGAACAATGGATATGGGATGAAGTTGCTCTGTGTGAGGAAAAATTATTGAAAAAACAAAGAATATTATTAGTGCATAGGTGTAATCTTAAAGATGAACCTACTAAATTAACTAAAGATAAAGTTCGTGTTTTTGCTGGTACTCCTATTGTGGGTTTGATTCTTGTGCGGAAA